GGCCAGCAATGTCAAGGCCAGCACGACCACGCTGCGCATTGCAGGGCCGGGGGTCGCGGAGCCGCTGTGTTTCATCGCCTCATGATACTAATAACCCGATATGCACGTAAGTATGCCGGGTGAATGTGTGGGGCGTCATTGAATATGAGACTATGGCGTTGGAGCGGAAATTGGCGGAAAAGCAGCAATGACGGGGGTTTGCGGGAGATCTGGCCGATCATAGAAAGTCAGTTGATTTGATACGGATTTTGGCCGATTGGCCCTATTTCACAGCGAAAAGCTGTCGGATAGGTACGCGGAAACGAGGTCCAGGATCTCGTTTTCGTCCTCGTCCGATAGGCCGAGGAAAGGGCGGGCGGGGATGTCGCCCCAAGGAATTGGCACGCCGTGCCGGGTGTCGCCGAACTCGCCTTTCTCGGCGCCGAACTGGTGTGTGACACCGTAGATCTCGGCTACACCAGCTTCGGCCGATGAGGCGTCGAAGTCCGATCGGATGCTCTGCACGAGGCTGCTGCTGTCCTGGAGGATTGCGAACGGTTCCGAGCCGGAGCGCTGCTTTTTCGTGGACTCTGCGAGCGGCGCCCAAGGCTCGCCGGTTTCCGGGTCGCTCTGGGTCTGGAATGCGCGCTCTATGGCATCCTCGATTACGCCGGCGATGTCGCGCATGAGGGGGCTGAGGTCGCGGCCGGCTGCGGCTGCACGCTGGAGGGCGCGGAGGGCCTGTTCGTCGTCGATTTCGATCCGGATCTGGTCGGTCATGGACAATGCTCAGCGACAGGCGTAAAATGAAATTGTCGGCGGGTGGCCTTGTCGGTGCGTCCAGGCGCATAACCGGCCGGGCCCGGCGAGCGGAGCCTGAGAGCCGTTGTCGCCGCAGCCCGCCGGCATCAGTATCCTCTCCATCGAAGCACGCCCACTCGTCGCTTGTCTACATCTCTCATCTGCGCAGGGAAGAAGGTGTACAGCAAGCTGCCGTCGCGATTGATACGGACAGCACCCAGCGCCGGCCGTCGACCGTCGCCGTCGGCGAACAGCGCAAAATAGTGCCGCTTGACCGTGCCGTCTTCGAACTCTGTATCCCAGACCTCGAATGGCTGTTGCAGCGTCGGCACAATGAAGTTGGCGAATCGCGCCCGCGCCGGGTCCTTCTGTACGATGTGTCTGAGAGCTTGCCTGTTGATCGGGATGGGTTCGAGGTCGCCGGGGCCCTCCACCCAGCGCACAGGACCGGTCAGCCCTACGGCCCGCGCTACCGCATCAGTGCGATCCTCGAGAGAAGGCGGAATATCCGATAGCCTCGGGGGCTCAGGGACGACCACCGAATCAGGCAGCCGCCTGACTGTCGGCAAACCCATCGACGCGGCAGTGACTTGAGCTGAGACTGGATTGCTGGCACCACGCTCGCCGATATCGCGGCCGCCGGCTGGATCGAAAGCGGCGTCGCACGGCGCCGAATTGAAGCCCGGATCGGTCTGGAACACCTGGCCATCCGGGGCGGTGACGGTGGTAACGGGCTTGAATTTGATCTCGCCGGTGCGCTTGTCGACGAGCTGCAGGTCTCTGGTCTGCGTCTGACCGGCGGAGCTGGATATCTGGAGGCCTTCGGCGTCGAGTCGGCGCTGCGACAGGGTGCGCACCCGGCATCGGCAGTTGAAGCCGTTGGGCGGATAGATGCTCTGCCAGATCGGGTCGTCAGCACGGTAGACGACGCCATTGAGCGCGGCGTGACTGGGCCTGGTGCGGCTGTCCATGACGGCGACGTACTGCCAGAACGGCCGGCTTTGCGAGCGTGCCCGATGGCGCTGCAGGCGTCCGCACTGGTAGGCGGAGAACTTGTTGGTGCGGTAGATCGTGCGCAGCCGCTGCGGGCTGCCGAGCTGCACCTCCCGCTCGTCGCCGAATTCGTCGGTGATGACCTGCTTGCCCCACCAGCCCTTGGCCTTCAGCTTGGGCTTCAGGCGTCGAATGAATTCGCGCTCGGTGACGCCTTCCTCGAGGACTTCGGTCATGGCCTCGCGGAAGTCCTGGAGGATGTCCTGGCGCATGGCCTTTGTGACCCAGAACGACTTGGCTTGCACCTCTTCGGCGACGTCGAACCAATTCCAGTTGACCACGTAGTCCTTGGACTGGAAGTATTCGATCGCCTCGGCCGGGCGCAGCCGCATCGCGAATGCCAGGTCGACCGGTTCAGGCATTGAGCCTGCCCCAGGTGTCGGCCACGAACAGCACGCGCGCCAGCAGGTCCTGTAGCGCGTCGTCGTCCATGTCCGGATAGGCCTCGGCGATCAGGCCCAGCGCCTCGTCGGGCGGGTGCTTGCGCACCAGGTCGAACAACGGTTCGAGCAGCTTCTCGGCCTGCTCCTGCATTTCGCCGTCGCCGATCGAATCGATCATGCGCTCCAGTTCGGCCTGGTCGGGGAAGGCCGGCAGCGCGAATTCGTGCGATGCGCCGCAGCCCGGGCAGGCATGGCGGCCAAACTGGCCGGGCTGGCCCGGCCCCTGGCCGCCGCCGATCGGCCTCGCACCCTCGCGCGGCAGGACATCCTCGCCGGCTTCGGCAGTCGGAATCTGCAGCCTTTCATGCGCGAATCGAGCCGGAATATCCATAAAGCCGCGGGCCGAATCGATGACCTCGACCCATTCCTTGCGCGCTTCGCCTTCCTCGTAGAACTCGAAGCGCGGCGGCTTTGCGCCGGCGACGTTCAGCTCAGTCACCCAGCCAAACAGCTGGTTCATGGTGTCGGCGACGATTGCGCGATCGCTTTCGTTGACTGCCTGCTCGCGCCCGCGATGGGTTTCGCTGGCCGCCCGGCTGCCTTCGCCCTGGATTTCGGTAGCCAGCGTCTGCGAAGTGAGCGCCTTGGACATCTCCGAATTGCAGACCTTGACCAAGCGCTCTTGAGGCAGTGCCGCCATGCCTGTGCCGGTCGTCACCAGCTCGACGCTGCTGCCATCCTGGATTGCCGCGACGGCATCCTCGATCATGTCGCGCAAGGCATCAGCCAGCTTGTCCTGCTCATCCTGCGGCGTGCCGGGCGGGTACTTGCCGATCGCCCAGGGCAAGCCGTATTTTTCCGAGAACTTCAGGAAGTAGCGGAAGCCGGAATGCTTGAAGGTGTAGGGCCAGAAGCACGCCGAAAACACGGCCACGCCGTAGGGGTTTTCCTGGCTGGGCATGTGACGTGTGCAAAGGAACGTGCGATCGTCGATCGCGATGCCCTCGGACGGCGAACTGCGGGTGAGCAGCCGGAGCTCGTTGGACTCGCTGCCGAACAGGAATCTGCGCTGCGGGCGGTCGAAAATCTGCGGCATCAGCAGGTTGTCGGCGCGTTCCCAGACGACTTCATGGATCGCGAATCCACGAAACACCGCCAGCGCCATCGTCCAGATCACATCCGGCCAGCGGCCACCGGGCGCCGGCGGTCGCGACAATACCATCTCGGTAATCTCGAGCGCCCGCTGATCAGCCGGGGTATCGCCGCCGGCCTCGATGCGCCACTCGTAGCCCAGCAGCGCCGAGCGCACGCTGCGCAGCTCGCCAAGCACGTGGGCGTCCATGCCGATCGCGTCGAAGGCCTCCTGGCCGCGGTTGAGCTTGCGCAGCACCGGGTCCGGGTTGGGCAGGAACTTCAGTGCGGCGGTGAAGTGCGGATCGGTGGCGCGGGTGGCAATGGCCTCGGCCAGGTTGCTGCGCGCGATGCGCTTGAGATCGATGTCGGTCATGTCAGTAGCCTCGGAGATCGGCGCCGACAGCGCGGCGGCGGGTCAGGATTCGGCCGGCGCCCGGCTGTCGGCTGAGCGCCAGCGTCCAGAGCATGTGCAGCCCATCGGGCCCGTCGTCGTGGTCGGCCTTGGGCCAGTGGCGCAGCTGCTGGATCAGTGTCGTCTGCGACGGATGCACCCGGATCAGTCCGTTGCTGATGTGCGGCTGCAGGCTCTCGATGCGCAGGCTTTTGTCGGTGCCCGGCGTCATGCCGATTGCGGGCACTGGCACCCCAGCCTTCGCCGAGCGCTTGACCAGCTCGGTGCGCAGGAATTCCTGGAACTGCACCGTCTCCACACCCCAAACCAGGCAGCGGTACTGGCGCTGCAACTCGATAATGGTCTCGATAATCAGGTCGGGCACGCGGCGCTTAATACGCGCTTCAATCACATCCAGCACGCCTTGCTCGCGGTCGAACCCGCCGATCAGGATGGCGCTCGGATCGCGTTGCTTGCCGAACTTGCCAAGGCTGGGGTCGCAGGCGCCGAAGAAGATCCAGCGCGGGTTTTCCTCGGCCCAGTAGATAATCGTGCCGAAGGTCGCGTTCTGCAGGTTGACCGGATCGTTCTGATACTCCGAATCGAACGTGTCGTGGCCATCGCGCGCCCGGATGACCATCAGCCGCACCAGTGGCCGCGCGCTGGGCCAGCTCACGCGCGCGCCGGCATCCATCGCCGCCCGATGGTGCTGGTAGAAGCGCATCGCATCTTCTTCGCCCCGGTTGAGCAGACGCTCCTCGAACTGCTCCCACAGGTCCATCCGATCGGGCCATGCGATCAAAGCTTGGAATCGCCGCCGGCGCCACATCGGGTTATCCAGCAATCGGTTCAGCACGCTGTCGTAGTGCAGGATCGTACCGATGACGATCACGTCCATGCGTCCGCTGGCATCGCCCAGTTGCAGCACGGTTTTCTTCAGCCAGGTCTCGAGCTTGTCGCGCTGGGCCGGGTTGGCGACGTTCTCGTCGTTTTCCAGATCGTCGCCAATGACCAGGTCCGGCCGGTGCGGTCCGTGCCGGCGCCCGCGAATCTTCTTGCCGCTGCCTGCGCCCTGGATCTTGACGTTGTTGCGCGTGATGATCACACCCTCGCGCCAGACCCGGCCCTGACCGGTGGCCTTCGGATAGTCATTAAGCAGCCGCGGGTTGGAATCCAGCTCCGCGCGCACACTCTCCATGTGCTCGGCGGCCTGCTCGAACGCATCCATGACGAGAATCACAAAGTGCTTTCGTCCGGTCACCACGCACCAGATCACGAAGATCAGCGCCACGATGGTGCTCTTGGCCTCGCCCCGCGGCGCGGCGATGGCCTCGTGCACACCCTTCGCGCTGTTCGCGATCAACGGCAGTTCGTCGTACAGGAATGCGTGCAGCTCGGAATCCTCAAAATCGAGGTAATGCGGAAAGTAGGTGTGGGCAAAGAACCGGAAGTCGGTGTGCGCGCGCTTGCGCCGCTCGGTGGCAGCTGCCGGGTCGGGCGCGAAGCTATCGACCGAACACTCGATCTGCCGACGCAGCTCGCTGCCGAGCTGCGCGAGCTGACGCTCGAACTCCCTGCGCGACAGATCAGCCATAGCTGGCCGCCACCTGCTTGCCGAACGGCTCCAGCACCTCGATCAATGCGGCGGCGTGCTGCGGGAACTCGGCCTGGACGAACTGGCCGAGCTTATCGAGTACCTCCAGCGCCATCGCCAGCCGGCCGATCTCCGGCGCGCCTTTGGTCGCTGCGCGCATGGTTTTGGTGTAGGCGTCGCTCAGCCGGCTGATGGCCTCGGCTTTGGCCAGCGGGTTGACCTCGGCGTCCCTGATCTGCTCGACCGTGGCCTGGAACAGGATCGCGAAATCCTCCAAAAGCTGCGTGGTGATGTCGCCGAGCTGGCCCGTGGACATCCGCATGGCCTGGCGGGCACGGTCCCAGTCGTCGCCCTCGTCGCGCGCCTTGCGCTTCCATGCCTGCGCGGTCGAGTAACTTACTCCGACCTTCTGCGCGGCAGCCTCCAGCGGCAGGCGGGCGTTGACGTAGGCCGCCTTGACCGCTTCCTTGATCGCTTTGCTGTAGGCCACGCATCACACCCCGAACCGCGTGCGCAGATATTCGGCGATCATGGTCACGCCGACCGCCGACAGAAACCCGGCGCCGGCGCCGTGGACCGCTGAGCGGGTCTCGACATGGCGTAGGCGGTCGTCGATCTGTCCGACCTTCTGCGCCATCTCGGTGTTCTGGACGACGAGTGCCTTGAGCTGACCCTCGATCCGGCCCAGGCTGCGGTGGATGTTCGGGTGCGATTCGGTCGCGCCAGCGCTATTCTCACTCAGGCTGTGGTGAATGTCTGTCATTGATCTCTCTTAATTGCTTGCGGTCCAGTTGACAGGCCTCGACCACGCCGAAAAGCTCCGCATTGAGCTGCAGCGCATCCCCCCAGGTGAGATCGGCCGGCACCGCCGGCACCGCCAGCGGCGCGACGCGCTCAGCCGGAATCGGAACCCACTGGCGCACCGGAATCTCGACCCGCTCGGTGCGCACGATCGGCTGCCTCGCGCAGCCAGTCGCCAGCAGCAGCAGGCACAGGCTCGCCAGCGCAGCGGTCGCCGGCCAGCGTGGCGGCCAGCCGCCCCTGCAGCGTTTCGAGCTGGCGCGCCAGCCGTTCGTTCTGCGCCGCGAGTCGCTCGCGGTCAGCGGCGAGGTCGGCGTCGATAACGTTGGTCTCGCCGATGCATGCATTGAGCCCATCCTCCAGCGCTGTGATAGTGACGAAGTGTTCGGCGTTGGCGTCGCGGCAAACTGCCGCCTCGGTCTGGGCCTTGCCCAGGGCCTCGTGCGCCTGGCCGAGGCGCCACTCCTGAAAGCCGACTGCAGCCAGCAGCAGCGCTACGGCCGCGCCCAGCGCGATTACGGCCTGCTGCATACCGGCTCCCCGGGCCAGCCGGCGCGGTGGTATCGAGGCTCCAGGTCGAGCAGGATCCGGCGGACATAGCTGCGGTTCTCGTTCATCGCCCAGTCCGCCCTACCCGAAAACAGCTCGACCTCGCCGAACCAACTGCTCGGATCGGCCCCGGCGCTGGCCGCCAGCCGCTGGTCGCGATTGACCCAGCCCAGCCCGCCGTTGTAGCTCGACAGCGTCGCCGCCCAGCGCGAACACTCGTCCGCGAAGTCCCGGTTGCGGTGGTAGAGCCAGTGGTTGTAATAGACGTTGGCCTGGATCGCCCAGCGCGGATCATCGGGCACTGCCGGCGCCAGCTCGCGCGCAAAGATCTCAGCCATCCACTCGGCCGTGGATGGGATGAACTGTGCCAGCCCGCAAGCGCCTGCCCAACTGCATACATCGGGACGCCAAGCCGATTCCTGGTGCAACTGCCCGGCAATACGCGCGATCGGCGCCTCGGGGCCGAACCGGGCCTGAGCCTGGCGAGTAATAGGGCGCTGGTACTCCCACGCACTCTCCGGGACCTGCGCCTGCACCTGCATTGGTGCCAGCACCCCGAGCCCCAGCCAGATCATGAACACCGCAGCAGCGCAATACATCAGCGCGAGTACGGACCACAGAAATGCACGCGCCCGGTTCATACTGCCACCGCCACCGCGATCATTGCAGCGGCTACGATCAAGGCCTGTCCCATGCCCGCCAGGCATCGGTGCATCGGCTCGGTGTATTCGGAAACGTTCAACCGGATCAGCCGGCGCGAGATCACCCAGCCCAGCATCGCGCCGGAGGCCACCTGACCGATCGAGCCGAGCCACCGCGACAGATAGCCCGAGGCCGAAAAGCCGATCAGCAGCACTGCGACGACGATAAGCGCGATGGCCCATACCTCGAGGCCCCGAATCCAGTTCCATGCCCGTTCGAAGAAATTCATCTGCCCGTTCCTGTGAGAATTGATGACAAAACGCCTGAAGACGGCGGTGTCGCCATGCTCTTGGAATGGGCGCGCCCGGGTCAGCGTGAAGGGGTTCACGCGCAATGTCCGGGAGGGCTATCAGTTTGCCCCGGAATCTGTGCCAGCGCAAGCCCGGAACAGATTGCCCTGGCGGTCGGCCTCGCGCGCGGCATTGCAAATCTCAATCACCCAACGGCGCGTAAGTCCGAAATCACGCGCAATCTCGGCGTATGAATCGCCGGCCTCTCGCCGCTCTACGATCGCCGCATTGCGCGCCTGCATCAGGATCTTGTCGGACTTTGGCAGCTCCAGTCGCTCGCCGCGGTGCGCCTCGCACAGCTTCTCTAGTGCAGCTATGCCGATGATCTGCGCCAGCACCCGATCGGCACTGGCAGTCTTCGGGATCCAAATTTGGCGCCCGCCGCGGGCGCGCACCAGTTTCAGCGCGTCATCGAAGCCGATCCGGCGCACCAGCATGCGCAACTGCGGCGGCAGCAACCGCACACTCACCAGCGATTCCAATTTCAGATCGTCTACGCTCACGCCTGCACCCCTTTGAGCATCTGCCGCATCTGTTTCAGGTAGCGTCTCGCCTTTTCCGGCTCTGCCTGCGCACCGGGCAGCACCGGCGGCGCCTGGCGGCGCGGCACGGCTTCGAGCAACTGCTTTGGCGCTGGCCACCTATCGACGCGCGTTGCAAGCACAGTGAACGCCTCCAGCAGCCGCGCTGCGTCGTCTTCGCGCCAGGCGCGGTGCGAGTTCCACAGCAGATGGATCCACAAGCGCTTGGTCGCCGGCATCAAATCCAGTGCCGGCTCGCCGGGCAGCGAAAGCGCCACCAGCACTTTCAGCCCATCGGCCACCGTGCGGCGAAACCAGTCGGGCGCCTCAGTCTTCATCCAGCGCCCTCAGCGCGGCGGCGCGCTTGGATTGCGGGCCGGCCCGTTCCGCGGGCATCGTCGCACCGCGCTCCGTGTACTCATCCTGCACAGCGCCCAGCACCTTCTCGAAATACCGGTGGCTGGTCAGCGGCTGCCATTCGCCGCGATGGCGCTTGGCCTGCATGGCCGCGACGGTGCGCACGCAAGCATCTGCCAACTGATCGTCCGCAGCGCCGCACTCCCAGGCGATGGCGGTGACCTCCTGCGCCAGCCGCAACGCACGGGACCAACGCAGCGCCTGCTTGCGCGGCTTGAACAGTTGCAGGTACTGCACCAGCGCCCCAGCGGCGGCCTGGTGCGCCGAGAGCACCCCGAACAAGCCCCGCGCGTCGGCATCCTCGGCCAGCGCTTCCAGGCTCAAACGCGCGTGGCAGTTGGGGCAGATCACGTTCACGCGCCCACCGCCTCCTCGACGTGCTCGTTGCGCGCCCAGGCCGTGAGCGCCTGGATGACGATGGTTGCCTCGTGCGCATCCAGCCAGTCCGGCGTGTGCTTGCCGGTCAGGCGCTCGCAGAACTTGGCCAGCGACGCCTCGGACGGGTTGCGCACCACACCGGCGTGGTGCATGCTGATCCACATCGCGCGGATCTTGTCGGCCTGGGTCTTTTCGCCGGGCTTCTTCTGCCGGCTGGCCGGCGAGTAGCGGCCGCGCGGCGGGGCCGGCGCCCAGCCGAGCCGGCGCATGCAATCGAGGACGCGATCCAGTTCATCGAGGCTGAGCTCTCTGCAGGTGTCTAGCCCTGTGGCCTCGAGCAGGATGTCACGGTAGCGCTGCTCGTCCAGATCCAGATCGCGCCGGGCGACGTGGATCAAGGCGAGCTTCTTCTGCCTGACACTCGTGGTCTTCATCTTTGCCTCCTGTTCCGCAACACTGCACGGGCCGGCAACACCACGTAGGCATCCGGCGCGTTCGGTGGTCCGATCAGCCCGTCCGGGATTCGATGCAGCTGCATCTCCCCGGTGGATGGGTCCGCGCCTGCCTGGTAGATGTCCCAATCGCCGTCGTGGCCATGCAAGTAGGCGATCTGATCGCCTTCAAGTAGATTCGCCGGCCGGCCCCGCCGAGCTTGCTGGCAGCGCACGACTTCGACCTTCATGCCGCCAGCACCGCGTCGCGGCGTTGGTTGGTTTCGATAGCCGGGCCGGCGGCAGCCGGTGCGGCCGGCGGATGACACCACCAGTGCACCTGCTCGGCCGTCATCAGGTCGCCGCCGGAATAACGCCAGTCTATGCCGTCCAGCTCGGCGACATCCACGGTGTATTCCTGATCGCCGGGCCACAAATAGGCCACCAGCACCAGCTGGCCTGGAGGGGGCTGCAGTTCGTGCGCATCCATCCACATGGCCACGCTCGCACCCGGTTGGGTGATCCGCTCCAGGCACCCGCGCACGAACTTTTGCTCGTCTGTGCCGGTCAGCGGGTGGGCGCTGTAGAAATCAAGAAACCGTCGCGCGGCTACCAGCACTTCCGCGTCGGTGATCCCGGTGCCGTCGTGTTCGATCGGGCTGTTCATGCCGCCTCCTGGTAGTTCTCGGCCTCGCTGATCAGCGCATTGACCAGTTTGTCGACCTCGGTGTCGGTGCTCTTGACCACCACCTGGTCGACGTCGGCCTCGATCTGCACGCCGATGCGCTTGAGCTCCGCGCCGCTCAGCTGCTGCAGACCGCCTTTCAGCGGCGTCTCCTTGACCGAGACCAGGTTTTCGAACTGATCGGGAAGATGCTTGCGGATCAACTTCACCACCTGCGCCGGGTCATCGAAAACGATGCGGCCCTTCTGCTTGGTGTAGCCCACGCGGATGCCGGCGATGACCATCGTCTTCGGCTTCTCGAACAGATGCGGCGCCAGCGCCACAGCCTGCTCCAGTTCGCTGCGTGCATCGCCTGCTTTGGCCACGGCATTCTTGATGCCCTGCAGGCGGCGGCGCTTGAGGGCCTCGACTTCTTCGTTGAGCGTCTGGCAACGCTCGGCCAGCACGTCGTATTTCGCGCGGTACTTGCGGCACAGCTTTTCGATCAGTGCCAGGTCTACGGATTGGGTCTGGTCAATCATTTCGATGTGCTCCTTAGCGGCGCCTCATCCGAGGCGTTTTTGGTGCCCGGTCGGGCCGGGATTGGCTGGGCAAACTGGCCCATGTCGAATGCATGGATGGCGATTTTTCCGTGGCGCAGCAGCCCAAGATAGCGGTTTGTCGGGATGACTTGCGGCGAGTCCGCGGTCTGCATCTGGACAACGCGCCACACCATCGGCTGATCAGGGTCAATGCTGGCGTGCACATGTAGTTGCTCTCCAGTCCACTCGAGGGCCAGCAACTCCGCACCCTCGGGCATTGGGATCTGCACCCGCGCGAATCCGTCGCCGGAAATGCTCGGCATCGGCTCGACAAATTCCACCAGCCAGTTCACCGGTGACGCGCATGCGAGGGCTGACATCACCATCAGCGGAAAAATGAATATTCGCAGCATTTCAATAGTCCTCCATATTTGCGCGCTCTCGTGCCGCCAGGGCCCGATGCCGGTGCAGCGCGGCGACGACGGTTTTCTGCAGGCTCTCGACCTGCAGCGCCTGGTCGATCTCGGCCAGGTCAAAGTTGCGGATCATGTCCAGCCGGTCGCCGGCGGTCACCGCCCCGATCGGGCGGCCGCCCCACGTGCCGGCCGTGAATGACTTATGGGTCTGCATGCGTAGCCTCCTGGTGTTGTTCGCGCTCGGCGCGCTGTTGCTCCAGCGCATCCCGCATGCGCGGTGTAGCGAGGTCGAGCCTTAGTTGTTCCACCAACTCGACCAGTGAGATCCTTTTCAGGGCGGCCTCTTGCTTGAACGCGCTCATTGCCCGCTGGCGGAACCACCGGGCGGTATCGGCCAGCTCTTCGTCGCTGGCGGCCATGAAATAGCCGCCACCCTTGCCGTTGTGGTGGCACACCGCATGGCCCTCGCGCCGCAACTGCTCGACCACCGAGCGCACGATGCGGCTCTCGTCGTAGCGCCGGCTTGGTGTTACCTGGCAACGCTGCACCGCGCTTGTCAGGTCGGCCATCGTGATGGCATTGGCCTTGCCCACGTGGCCGGCCAGCACCTCGAGCACGCGTTGCTTGATCTGTTCGCGGTCAAGCTGCATCGGGGCCTCCTGTGAATTCGCCGTCGAGATCCAGCCCGGCGCGCCGGGCGACGTCGACCAGTTCGTTCCAGTCGATACCGGTCTGCCGGCCGGTCTGGCGCGAGAGCAGCAGCAGCCGCTCGCGGCCGACCGCGACCTTGTACTGGCGGCCGTCGGGTGATTGGGCCTCGCCCAGGGCGCAGGCAGTGGGCAGTCTGCTGACGTTGCTCATGCTTCACCTCCGAGTTGCCGGGCCACCTTCGCGATCTGCTCGTCGCTGTACACGTGCGCATTCGGATCAACGCCGGCGTGGATCGCGGCGATGATGAAGTCGTAGTAAGCCCGGAGGTCTTGGGTCAGCCACTTCTTCCAGCACGGCGAGTCCTCGTAGACGAGCAGCTGCCATTCGTCGCAGTGCGGGCAGCGCAGCTCGATCGATGCGCCCTCCGGCATCAATAACTCGAACGGCTCGTCGCACTTACCGCAGATAAATGTCTCGCTGACTGTCTCCGTGGTCTTGCCGGTGAGCGGGTTGCGGCAAGCAAACCGCATGCCCCAACCTGCGCGGTACTTATGGCAGGAATCATTGGCCTCTATACGGGCCATATCCGCCCCGTCGACTGGCTTGTGAATCGGATGCGCCCGGCGGCTCACGCCTTCCTCCTCGCCGGCTGAAAGCCGAGCAGGTCGCGGGCGATTTTCTTGACCAGCGCCGGGGTCAGCTCGTGGCCCTTGGCCAGGCCGTAGTCGCGCAGGCCCGGCAGCACGCCGTCGCACAGCACGCGGGCCGAACCGTCGCAGGCCTCGTCGAGCGCCTTCATCAGCTCGTCGTTGAACTCGACTTCCGGCATGCAGGCCTCGGCCAGGGCGCGCAGGTCGTCGTTGGAAACACGCTTGATGATCGGCGGCCAGAACAGCACGCGCGATGAGATCTGGCCGAAGCGGCCGCGCGGGTCGCGCACCATCGGCAGCAGCTTCTCGGTGCCGGCCAGCACCACGCCGGCGCCGGCCAGGTCGCGGATGCGGCGCAGAATCTCCAGCGTGGACGAAGCGCAGGTCTCGGCCTCGTCGAGCAGAATCAGCGCGCGCTTACCCTTCAGCGCGCTGATCACCGCGCGCAGCTTCTCGGCCTTGGTGCCGCCGGTCTTTGGGCTGCTGCTCTTGACCGGCACGCCGACCAGCGAGACCAGCTCGTCGAGCAATACCGTGTGGCTCATGCTCGGCAGCGCCTCGACCAGGTACACGTCGGGCTGTTCTTCCGTGATCCTTTTCAGCGCGGTGGTCTTGCCGGTGCCAACGTAGGCCGCCACCACGCCAAATCCGGCATATCGCCGGGCGCGGTAGCAGGCCGCCAACACCGCGCGGTAGACGCTGGTCTCGACGAATGGCGCCTCGATCGGATCGGACGCCGGGCCGTCGGCGTCCCACGCCGGCAGATCAATGTCGTGGCCCATGTAGCGGTCGATCACCGTCTTGAATTCGGCCAGCCACTTCGCCGGTGAGCGCGGCAACTGGCCGCTGAGCACCTGGCACACGGTGGTCGGGCTGCAGCCTGTGAGCTTGCCGAGCTGGCTCTGCGACAGCCCGCTGGCGGCCAACAGCGCGGTGACGCTGCGCACCGCCATGCGGTCCTCTGAGGTGTAATGGTCCGGGTAGTCCTGATGGGCGGCCCGGGTGATTGCATCGCTTGCCTGTTGCATGGTGTGGCTTCTCCTGGTGGATTCCCTGGTGGTCAGTAGTCGGTCGAGTAGATATCGATCTCGCCGGGGTCGGTGTCGTCTTCATCGTCGGCGCGGGGTACGCGCTCGCCTGCCGCCGCCGCGCGCCTGACCTGCTGCGCGTTCATCTCGTGCAGCGGGTTTGCCTGGTGTTCGAGGTCGTAGATGCGGTCGGTGATTTCGGTGGTGTCGCGGGTGTCGATCTTCTGCGCTTCGATCTCCTCGATCTGGCGCTTGCGGTTGGCGATGCGGCCGGCTTCGCGCTTGAGCTCTGTGCTTTCAAGGAAACTCGCAGGTGCAGCGGCAATTTCTATAACGCGCTCTGCACGGCAAAGGAACGAGCCGTCCTGCCAGTTGACGATCACGCCCACGTCATAGCTGAGCGGATCGAACTCGACGATCACAATGCGGCCTTCGGCCTTGCCGAGATTCTCGTGCTGGAAGAAGTTGTTGTCGAAGCGCACCCGGCCCTTGAAGACCTTGCGCGAGACGGATAGATACCGAAGCCGCTCTTCGCTGATCTCTGGCGGATCGGGAATGCGGTCTTCGGCCCATACCTGGTTGGGCGTTCTTCCACCCAGGGCTTTGCGCGGTTTGTCGTTGCGTCCGGTGACCCAGGCGCGAATCCGATCGTTGGCTTCGTCCCAGGGCCAGACCTCGACCTTTCCGGCTTCCATCATCACCATCTGGCGCTGCATGAATTCGTCGGTTCGGCCTTTGCCGCAGAAGCTCGGCGCTTCCTTGCCGCACTCTTCCTCGAACATTGCAAACAGCCCCTCGGTGCGGCCTTTCGAACGGGGGTTTCGCGCATGCGCCAGCGATTGGGTTATGCCGAGCTTGCTCAGATATCCGGTAACCGCCTCGTCGTCCATCAGCTTGTTCTTGAAGCCGGGCCCGCGGTCGACATGAATGCAGCTGGGCACATGGTTGTTGTTGTAGATCGCATTGCCCAGCGAGAACAGGGTGTTCAGCGCCGATTCCCTGTCCCAGAGGCGGAAGTTCAGAATGCGATCGCTTTTCTGATCGACCCATACCGTCAGCTCGGGCCGGAAAGGCTTGCCGGTAACCGGGTGCAGCACATAGAAATCGCAGGTGTGGCCATCGGCCTCCCAGGTGTGCCCGACCGGCAGATTGGAATAATCGCGAATCACATAGGGCGTGAAATTCTGCTTGTGGTAATCCTTGCCGGTACGCCACTTGCAGTCATTGCCGAGATGGGCCGGAAGGCGGTCTTGATGCAGAAAGTACTGCACCTGCTTGTCGGTGACTTCGAATCCGTCGCGCCGCAGGCGCTTGGCCACGGTGGAGCGCTTCGGCCGCTGTGGCGTCAGCCACTCGCGCATGCACGCCACCCACCAGTCGCGCCAGCCAGTCTGTTGCCCGGGGTGTTTGTCCCAAAGTCCCGAAACGCCGTGCTCCTTGTAAGCCGCGAGCTTGCGCGCTGCATTCGGGTAGCTGGGGATTACGGACTTTCCCCGGCCAATGAGGGCGGCTGCATCAACCAGGTTCGGCCGCTCCCGACCAGCCCGAATGCGAGCCACCAGCGAATCGAAGGCGGCGCGCTCGGAAGGCAACTCACTCTCTTTGGAATGCGCCTGCCAGCGCTCTACGAACAGCCGCCAGGCGTCGCATTTCTTCTTCTGCTTGAAGGTGAGCGCCTCGTATGAGTCGGCCGGCTTTCGGCCCTTGCCCTGTTCGTGCAGCCATTCCCACGCCTCGCGCGGAAGCCCCGAGCGATTGCCGGTCAGCTCGACCAGGTTGGATTCTGTTTGTTTCTCAAGGGCAGACTTGCTCATGGCTTAACTCGCGCGCCGGCGCTCTTTCTTGCCGGGCAGATTGGCCACGGCGGTATCCAGGCTGAACCACGCCGTGGCGACCATCTTGCGGAAGCGCTCGTGCACGGCACGGGCTTCGGCATCGGCCAGCACCGGGTAATCCAGTTCTTCCTCGGTGAGAAAATCCGGGGTTTTCGATTCGATATGCCGCAGCACCTCGCTGGCCTGGCCGATGATTCCGCGGCAGACGGTTGCGACAGCCTTCACGCCCAGTTCCATTTCCATCTGGCGCGCGCGTGGCTCGGCGTGCAGGTCCACGCCCTGGTAGACGTTGTTGAGCAGCTCGCGCAACCGGATCAGGCCCTCGTCAGCCACCAGGCCGAACGCCGCGCCTTCCACGCGCGCATACCGCACCGACCGCGGCAGATCGGCCAGGTGCATTTCCTGCTCTCGCAATGAGCGGACCTCGGCCTGCAGTTCATCGGCGCGTTGGGCGGCGCGCTCGGCGCGCTTCTCGGCCTTGATTACTTCCTCGCGCTCGCCTTGGAGCTGGCGCATGTGCTGACGCAGATCGTTGCGGCTGGCCGAACAGACCTTGTCCCAGGTGAGCCCCGAGACCTCTTCGCCGTGTGTCAGTCGGCGCACGCCCTCGGCGCCGAGCTTGCGCAACTGTTCGTCGACGACGGTGTAGCCGAGTGAGGCGATCTGTCGGATTGCATCTTCCTCTCCGATCTCATCGAGGAAATTGAAGTAGCGCATCGCGGCATAAACGGATTCTTTGCTGACGTTTTTTTCGTCCGCCTTGGCGCCGACCCAGCGTGTGCCGCCGCCAGCGGCTGCCTTGGCGCGCTCGAACCAGTAGCCGCCAAGTGCGAACCGAATGCCGGCGAGCTGCACGCAGGCAATGCCAGCCTCGAACGCGGCGTCCGGGTCGTTTTGTTTCGCCGGCGAAACAAAATCTCCGGATTCTGCGGCGAGGTCCGCAAGCCATTTCGGCGGCGGCTCGGCCGTGCCGGCAAGAGAAATTGCCCCGCCTTCCTGGCCGGCGGCACCGGTGGCCACTGCTTTCAGTTTTCCCTTGCTCATCGGGCATCGATCCGGTCGAGTGCCGCCTTGGCCGCCGCGACGTTGTCGCCAGCAAGCAGCATTGAAACGATTTCTGAGATGTCTGGGGGAAGTTCTCTGAAGTCACGCCTTCCGGTTACTACATATGCGGCATCAAGGCCAGCCTCGTGCATCGCCCGCAAGTAGTTGCCGGTAGGAGATCGGTGTTCGTTTTCGTAGTTGCACTGGGCTTTCTTTTCGACTGCAAACCGCTTTCCAAATGCTGCCTGACTAAGCCCTGTTTCTTTCCTGATTCGCCGAAGTCGTTCACCAATGCCATTCATCAATGCACCCCCCTTCCGCCGCGATCTGGTCGCAGGCTTCGATGATCAGCACGCCGGCATCGCGCAGGCGGGTGAGTGGGTGCTCCTGGAGCGCTCGCTTGACGTGCGCGCGGCGGGCCTCCTGCTGCCGCTGGCGCTTGTGTTCTATTTCATCGATGAAGCTAGCCGGCATCGGCCGCACCGCCGCGCGGCGGATCATTTCGAAGAAGCCGCCGGTTTCCATGCGGGTGGCGAAGGCCTCCCAGGCGTTGAGGTAGTTGGCCTCGGTAAGCTGGCCGTACTTTTCGCCCGGGTAATGGGTGAGGAAGATCTGCCGCAGCTCCGGCGGCAGCCGGCGCGGGAGGTCCAGCGCCAGGCGGTCGATCTGGTCCTGGATGCGTTGGGTGTCAGTCACGGTTGGTCTCCTGGTGGGAATGGAAAAGGGCGCCCGCCGTGGTAGATTCGGGACCTTGACGAAGACCGAATCCAACACCGCCACGGAGGGCGCCATGAACGAAGAAATTGATCCAGCCACTGCAGACGACAGCGTGATGGCGCTGGTCTACAGCCTGTTTGCGCTTACGAAGACGTTGCAGGAGTCCGGTCATCTCGATATCAAGCACTACGAGAGGAACCTGGACGGAGCGTACTCAGCGCTGATGCGAACCGGCCAAGAGCACGCCGGAGCGCTGAGCGAAATGTACCGGTCCTGGCTGATGGGTTTTCTTGAGGCCGGGTCAGATAAAGCCAGCCCGCCGTAAAACCGTCCCAGAACTTGCGGTCAGGGTCGTCGGTGAGTGCGGCGGCCGCGTGGGCCCTTCGGAGTGCTTCGGCCACTCGAGCTTTTGATTCTTCGCGAGTCATCGAATCACCCCCTTGAGGGTTTCCACTCGCGCTTCGAGCTGCCCGGCGAGTTCGTCCAGGTCGCGGCTGAAGGTTTCGCTGCGGGCGGCTTTTTCGCGCAGGGCTTCGACCAGGTAGGTGATGTGATAGAAGATGTGGCGCTTGGGCTCTGCGCATTTGAAGTTGGCGAGCGTGTCGCAGGCTTCGTCCAGCCGATCGGCCGGGTTCTTGCGGGGGCTGATGGGCTCGTTCATTACGCGGCCTCCTGCTGAAAGCGCCGGTTTGTAGCGCTCGTCGGGTGCGAGGCTGCCAAGTTCGTCAAGGCTGGCGCGGTCGAGCAGCGCGGTCGCTTCAGCGAGGCGGTTCACGCGGCCTGCTTGCGCTGCAGCGTGTTTGTCCAGTTGGCTCCCGGTTGGTGAATTGCCCTCCCCGTTTGGCCGGGGCACCGTGACATCTCCGGGCCAGAGCGCCAGGCCTTTCCCTGGAGTCATCCGAGATATTTCTATGCGCGCCTCGGCCGTCGCGCCATTTGTGTGCGGTCCGGTCATGCGGCTTTCTCCATCGCCGCGCGCTTGCGCTCGGCCGGGGGCACGGCGTACTTGCCGCAGGGCCAGAGGCGGTTGAGGGACAGGCCGGTGACTTCGGCGATCTTGCTGGCGATGTTGTAGCTGGCTATGCGGTCGTGGATGACCTGGTTGACCGGGGGCCCGCTGATGCCCAGCGCCTCGGCGATCTGGGCCTGGCTGGAGCCGACCATGCTGAGCGCCCAGGCGCGATCTGCGCCGGTGACCGGTGTTTTTCCGTCAAAAATTTTGAGCAGCTTGGCGCGGGTGCTATGCTTCATCGCCCTGTTCCATAGGTATTTATGGGGCGAGTATAGGGCAAGTAATCTTGCCCTGTCAATATTTTTTGGGCAATTATTCCGGCCCGCGGGAGTACCAAGAATGGATATAGAGGATCGCCTCAAAGAGGTCAGGCAGGAGAAGGCGCTTAATCAAACGGCTTTCGGTGCCTTGGGCGGCGTCAGCAAGACCACTCAGAAAAACTATGAGTCGGGTAAGCACAAGCCGAGCTTTGAATACCTCGAGAGCTTGGCGAAGGCGGGCGTCGATGTCTACTACCTGCTGACGGGCCGCCGAGACCCGAAGCTGCTGACCGACCAGCAGAAGCGGCTGCTGAGCCTGTTCGAGGAGTTGAACGCCGATGCCCGCCAGGTGCTGATCGGGCTGCTGGAGGCGGTGAAGACCGGCCGCGTGGCAAAGGGCGAGTCGGATACCGTTCGACAGCGCCCGGGCGGCGCACCGATCAGCGTGAAAAACCCCGCCAACCCCCGCTCCGAGGACTGACCGCCCGACACCTTATATACAGGGCGCCCGTGCGCGCTCGCCTCCCCCAACCTGCCCGAGCTCGCCACTGCCGGAACTGCTATTCCGGCCCAGATTAGCATTTGATCACCATTTCGCCAGCACCTCCCGAGCGCCGTGAACCCGGGTGCGAGCCGACCCTCAAAGCTTCACCGTGCGTTGAAACCGGGCGGTGCGCACCTTGCTATAGTAGAGTTCCACCAGGAGGCAACCGATGAGCAAAGCAATCCGCAATTTCATTATCGGCATGGGCAGCGTGCTGGATCTCCGCCCCGTGGATGATGTACAGGCCGAGATTGCGCGTCGCCGCCGGCGTGGCAGCGACTTCGAGGCGATGCAGCACGACTGGGAGATGGTCGGCCGCGACATGCGCAAGGCCATTGACCGGTTCGAGCGCGACCGCCCGCAGCACTGTGGCTGAAGGTTCACACCCCGTTTCGGGGCAGGTCGAATCCGGAGAGCAAAGGCGATTGACAGGCGGCGCGCGGCTGCCCGCCGCTCGATTCAGCAAACGCTCAGCAAATGGGTATTTATAGGGCCGCAAGGTCGTTTTGGCCAAAATAGGGGCCACCCTGCAGGGTCGCCCACAAAACGGCCTGAATTCCACGAGAGGCGATCGCGCCCGGATTTGCACCCGCCGTTGCCCGGTGCTACGATCGGGTTCCACCTGGGAGGGTTTGGCATGAGCGAGAAGAAACGAGAGCGGCGCGACGATTCGCGCCAGGACCAGGGCAGCCAGGAACGGCCTTTGAAAGAGGACTACGGTCCGGGCCGCCGCGCCTGGTTCGATGGCTGGCACAAGCTCACTGTCGGCGTGGCGGCGGTGTTCGGCTCGGCCACGTTCTATAGCGTGCTTCAGTCCTACACCGAGCTGGCCATGATTCTGGCCGGCCTGGTGACGCTGCTTTCGGTGGCCGATTTCGTGATCGGCCACGGCACGATGGCGCGGCTGCACCACGATCTGGCGCGCGATTTCATCCGTCTGGATGCGCAGGTGCGACGTGGTGACGAGGACGATCCGGAGCTCGTGCGAGAAGCGTGGGATCAGCGATTGGCGATCGAGGCCCGTGAGCCTCCGACCAAGGTCAACCTTGGCCGAATCTGCTACAACGAGCAGTTGCGCGCCGAGGGCCGGGATGGCGAAGGCTATTACATCGAGCTGGGCTGGTGGCAGCGCGCGCTGGCGCATGTGATCGATATCGGCGCGCACCGGCGCGCGAAGAAGCCGCCGAAGCATCCGCCGGCCGACGCGCCCGCAGAAGCGGCGAACTCAGCGGGTTGACCGACAGCCTTGATAAAGCCTGGTCGCTGGGGCCGGGCGAAGTACCAGGAGGGGATGCTATGAGAATTATTGCCGCAGCGGCTGCGCTAATTCTGGGCGGCTGCGCGTCGATCGAGCGGCCGGAAGCCACGCGCTCGTCAGAGCATGTTGTCGAGCGCAACTATACACTGGGCAAAGAGCAGACAGCCTACGTGGGTGACGCGATCCTGCGCGTGAAAGACTACTGGATCTTGCGCACCGGCAATCCGGCGGTGACACCGACGACCACCGTCACGATTAACCCTACAGGCTGGGGCGGGCCGGTCACCTATTCGCCGGGGCTCCTGTTCCCTGTGGAGGGTCAAGTTACGCTGGGAGGAGAGCAGTTCACAGTCGTCCGGTTCTCGGAGTTTGGAGATCACGGCCGCTTGATCATCAACAGCAGCGGCCGGTTGGATGGCAGGTTCCTTAATATGTATAACCGCCCCGTGCCGATGTTGCGTCACGAAGTTGATCCGCCAGGCGCGACCTTTGAGCAGACGGTCCAGCAAGAGGTGGAGCAGGATCGAACCTTTCTGAACTTTGAGCTGATTTACTCCGGCGCCAGCGGCGGGTCGATCAATGTTCTGTACCGTGAGTACACGCCCGACGACCTAATCCGACCTGCCTTTTCTCAGAACCTGACCTACGACAACACTTCAGAGACAATCCGCTTCCGCGATGTGCTGATCGAGGTGCATGCAGCAGACGGCGCTTCTATCCGGTACACGGTGCTTGAAGACGGACTGTAGTTTAACTGCGGCAGGGCTGCCTGTTTCCAAAATCCCGGGCCGCTGAATGCAAATCCGGACGCTGATGGCGTCTCCCACACGGATGGACGTGCGGGGATGGCGTCGGGTGAAACGCGCAACCGCACGGCGCGTGCCACTCGTGATGGACCTTCCCACCACGCTCGTTCGCGTCCCATTGGAGGCCGAGTGGTCGCGGTGCGGGCGCGCGGCGCGGCTGTCCGTCTCTCATGCTCATGTCTCCACCTGCACCGCGGCCATGAACAACTGGTCGACGAACGCATCGGAGACCCCCAGCGCCTGCTGTACCGCGCGCATCGTCTGGCTATCGCGGCTGACGGTGGGCGCCTGGCGGGCGGCGACGCGGTAGGCCTTGTTGCTCTCGATCAGCGCCTCGGCCTGGTCGAACAGCCCTTCGTCGATGGCGAGCAGCGCCAGCCAGAATTGCTCGCTGCGCACGGATTGGGGCACGTGCGTGCCAAGCGCGGCGGCGTGTTTTTCGGCGGCAGCTCTTTCTTCCGGCCCGCCTAGCAACTCCACGGTGCAGCTTTCAGCCGCCTGGGACGCAATCCGGTGCGCCGTGTTTTCCGGCAGATCGGCCGCGCGAGTTGCGCCGTCTGTTTTCCATCGCGTTGTTAGCAGCATCACAGCGCCCTCGGCAGGTCCATCAGGGAAAACGACGATATTGCGGGTTGACTATCTGCAAAAATGATCCCGCACTCCGTGGCCGCTACGATGGCGTCATAAAAAGTTTGATTGTCTGCGGCTGCCCTTGAGTAGCTGGCTTTCAGCCATCCTCCGCCGTTGCCTTGCGCGGCGACGAAAAGACCTCCCGAGTAAATTGAAACATCAACGGTTAGCCGGCCTGCTCTAGTTACGCCGAGCACTGTGTTGTCATCCGAAAATGCGACTAAAGTACTAACGCCCGAAACCCGCTCGACTATTTCCAATCTCCTGCCATTATTTCCACCTAGCCAGCAAATCAAGTGGTTATCGATATCAGCCCATCGCATGATGACGCCTGCCGGTGAGGCGCCTGTTACATCGACAACGAAACGCAAAACCCTTAGGTTGTTGGAATCGACAAACGCAGCGTCTGCAAGCGCGATTGTCGCAACAGAAAACTGCGCGTTGAGGCTGTCGCCGCCTTGCGCCTGCTTTCCGGCCAGTTCGGGATAACTCCAGCGTCCGTCAGTTAACCATGCAGCCGTCGAAATGTCCTCGCCTGTCCATGTATGCCCGGAGTCAGATACACCGAGCGCATCCGTGGCCGCCGCAGCGTCGGCACGGTTGAAAGTGTCGTAAGCCAGAATCCTATCCTGGCCGTAGTTCTGTGCGGCCAGCCATGCGGGCACGCTGGTGCTGCCCGCCGCCCCTTCCGCCCCGCGGATATCCACCCCGTCCGCGATATCGGCTACCAGCCCGCTGATGCCGATGTACTGCCCGGTGGCGGGCTTGGTGCCGGCACCGCCGGTCCAGTCGGTGACCTGGTGCACGCGGCGCGCGCCGTCGGTGACGGTAGCGAGAATTGGCGACCAGCCGTTGTTGCCGTCGGTGCCGTCCGCACCGTCCGCCCCCGCCGGGCCTGTCGCGCCGGTTGGCCCTTGAATGCCCTGCTCGCCGCGCGGGATCTGGAAGAAAATCGACGGCGCGCCAGCGTCGTAGTCCACGCTGAATGCCTCGCCGGAATCCACCGCTTCGCCGTCGACGGTGAGCGCAGCGCCGAAGTTGAGCGTGGCGGCTTCGGATGCGGCGGCGTCGGCGGCAGCTTGAATTGCAGCATCCTGGGCTGCTTGTGCCGCGCTCTTGCCCGGCGGAGGGTCTGTGATAAGGTCGCCGAATTTGGCCACGCCGGTATCGGGAACAGTGATCCGGGTCTGCCAGAACGCTATTGCAGTTTGGGGCCGAAAGAAGTACACGCGGTACTGAGTGCCGCGCCGACCTGACGTGTTGGGGTGCAGTTCTATTTGGGCGATGCCATGTAGGTCCAGATCCGCGCTGATCCGAGCCGGAATGACCAGGGTCGCGTCGGCATCTACGACGTCAGGCGCGTCTAGCTCGAACAGCACGCGAGCGTTCGCAGCCGCGGCGCCGAGTTGGTCCTGTGCGTGGATTTCTACTGTGGTCATGGGTTGACCCGTCGCGCGCTTTGTCCCATTCTATGTACATCCTCTCCTGATTGACCGCGTGAAGCACTTCACGCTGACCCCCCCTTCCTCGTTCCCTGAACATGCGCTTCATGCCGAAGCGCACGCTCACCAATTTCCGCGGGTTCGACGACTTCGTCGAGATCTTCCAGGCCGGTACGCATACCGATAGCCAGGGCCGCACGGCCGAGTGGTCGGTCGATGACCTGGACCAGATCGTGGCCAACCATAACGAGGCTTCGGCCGCGCCGATTGTGGTCGGGCATCCGAAGACCAACGACCCGGCGTTCGGCTGGGTCGGCAAGCTTCAGCGCGTGGGCAAGAGCCTGATGGCGAAGTTCACCGACGTGGTGCCGGAGTTCGCCCGCGCCGTGGAGACCGGCCGCTACCGCAAGCGCTCGGTTTCGCTGGGCCGCGGGCCTGACGGGCTGCGCCTGCTGCACGTGGGCTTTCTGGGCGCGAAGCCGCCGGCGCTGGATCTGGCGCCGATGAGCTACGAGGCGCCCGAGGCCGTCGATCAGGTGTTCGAGTTCTCCGCCGAGATCGACTGGCAGACGCCGAACATTGTCTCGCGCGCGCTCAGGCGCCTGCGCGAATGGATTATCGACCGCTTCGATTCCGACACCGCCGACCGGGTGCTGCCGGTGGGCGATCTGGACTTTCTCGACGAGCACGCCAACGACCTGCGCCAGAAAGAGCGCGACGGTAGTGACGTGGATGACGATTCGATCAACAGCGGTGCGTTCGCGCGCGCCGGCAATGGGAATGCACAAGGAGGCACGAGCGACATGCCGTTCACACAAGCAGATATCGACAAGGCCCGGCGCGAGGCGCGCGAGCAGGCCGAGGCGGAATTCAACCGCCAGATCCAGACGCGCGACAGCGAGCTGGCCACGGCCCGGGCCGAGAAGCACCGTGCCGAATTCTCGGCCGAGCTGGACAGGCTGCAGGCCGAGGGCAAGCTGACGCCCGCGCAGGCCGCCGGCGCGCTGGAGTTCATGGTTTCGCTGGCCGCCGAGCCGGCGGAGTTCGAGTTCGCCGGCGCAGACGGAAAGTCGAATTCGAAGACCGATCAACTGGCGTGGTTCCGCGAGTTCGTGAAGGCTTTGCCGAAGCAGGTGCATATCGGCCAGCGCGCAGACGACGACCCGGCCAAGCCCAAGCGCGCGAGCTTTGCCGCGCCGGCCGGCACGGTGGTCGATTCCGACCGCCTGAGTTTGCACGAGAAGGCGCTGGACTACGCGCGCCAGCACAACACCACGTATCTGGCGGCCGTGCAGGCCGTTGAACAGCAGCAGGAGGCCTGAGCCATGCCCGCGACGAAGATTCCAGTACTTACGCTCTCGATCCTGGCCACGGCCGATATCGCTGAAGGACAGGCTGTCGGTTTCGACGGCGCGGTTGCAGCCCCGAAGGCACCGATTGTTGGCATCGCCGCATGCGATGCCAAGGCCGGCGATCAGGTGGCTGTCGATGCCCTGGGCACGGCGGTGGCGACGCACATCGCATTGATCCCTGGCATCGCAGTGGGCGATGCGCTGGAGATCGGTGATGCTGGCGGCGTGGTGCCGGACTCCGATGGCGTCATCGTGGCCAGGGCGCTGCAGGCCGCAGCCGCCGACGGCGATCGCGTCGAAGTCCTTCTCACCCCGTAACCCGGTAAAGCACAGGAGATATCAGCGATGCCGACCAACGCACAACGCCGGGTGATCGACCCGATTCTCTCGACCGTCGTCCAGGGTTTCTCGCACCCCGAGCACGTCGGAATGAGCCTGTTCCCGCGCGTGACCGTGCGGGTCTCGGGCGGCAAGGTGATCGAGTTCGGGCGCGACAGCTTCCGGCTCTACAACACCGCCCGGGCGCCGGGGTCTGCGACCAAGCGCATGAACCTGGGTTACGAGGGCAAGCCGTTTGCCCTGGAAAACCACGCCCTGGATGCGCTGGTGCCGCGCGAGCATCTGCGCGAGGCCGAAGAAGTGCCGGGTATCAACCTGGCCACCGAGGCGGCCAACGACGTGATGGCAGTCAGCAGCCTCATCCTCGAAAACCAGCAGGCCGGGCTGGCGCGCGACGCGAACAACTACGCGGCCAGCAACAAGGTGGCGTTGACGGGCACGGACCAGTGGAACGACTACGCCAGCTCCGACCCGATCGGCGATATCGAGGCCGCCCGCAACGCGGTGCGCAACAAGGTGGGGCTGTACCCCAACACCCTGATGCTGAGCGCGCCGGTGTTCGACCAGCTCAAGCACCACCCGCAGATCATCGACAAGATCAAGCACACCCAGACCGGCGTGCTGACCGAGGAGCTGCTGGCCAATATCTTCTCGATCGCCCGCGTGGTGGTCGGCAAGGCCGTGGCCGTCGGCGACGACGACGTGCAGTTCGACGTTTGGGGCAAGGATGCCATCCTGGCCTACGTGCCGCAGCAGATCACCGGCATCCGCCAGCCGAGCTACGGCTACACCTACACGATGGACGGCCATCCGCTGGTCGAGCAGCCGTTCTGGGACAACACGCACAAGAGCTGGATCTATGGCGTGGCCTACGAGCGTGCGCCGGTGCTGTCGGGCATCGAGTCCGGCTTCCTGATCCAGACCGCGGTGGCGTAATTGATTGCCTGACCCCTCCCTGGTGGGCACGGGAACGCCGTCGATAACCAGGCGTGACTGCGGTGAGAGCGCCGCCTTTAATCGAGGAACGAGAAGATGAGCAAGTATACGATCCGCACCCCCCTGAAGCGCGAAGGCAAGCGCCTGGACGCCGGCGAGACGATCGAGCTCGGCAAGAAGGACGCCGCGCCGCTGTTGGCGGTGGGTGCGATCGCAGAATACTCCGCGAAGAAGAGTGCCGATGACCCGGCCCCCGGCGCCACGCCGCCGACCGGCGAGGGAACACAGGGCGGCGATGATCCGGCGGCCGGCATGGCGGCCGCCGGGGAGTCTTCCGGCAAGGTGAACGTCAATACCGCCTCGGCCGCAGCGATTGCGCTGGCGGCCAAGGGCATTGGAAAGAAGACCGCCGCGGACATCGTCGCGCATCGCGACGAGAAGGGCGCGTTCGGATCGCTCGATGAGCTGACCGCCGTCGGCGGCATCAGCCAGGCGATTGTCGATGACAACCGGGCCGTGCTGACGTTATGAACTACGCGACTGCAGACGACCTTGTGACGCGATTCGGGCTCGATGAGATCAGCCAGATCGCCGAGCCGGAGGATCCGGGCGCAGCCGATTTCGATCTTGCACGCGTGGATTCGGCGCTAGCCGATGCCACGGCACAGATCGACTCCTACCTGCGGGTGCGGATGACGGTGCCAATCAGCCCGGTGCCGGATGTGCTCCGTAGCGCGGCTGCGGATTTGGCGCGATTCAAGCTGCACGATGACCATGCGCCGGAGGCCGTGGCTGATCGGTATCGGAGCACGGTGCAGTGGCTGAAGGACATTGCAGCAGGCCGGGCCAGCCTGGGAGAGCTGGATGCATCCATCACGCCGACCGGCCGGGTAGCCCGCCGGGCCGGGCTCAGCGCCTTTGACTGGGATACGCATGTTGTATGAGCGCACCACTGGACCTGAAGCACTGGGTGGACCGTCTGAACGACCAGACGACGCTGCTGAAGTCCGTGGGCCTGGCGGGCGATATGACACGCGCGAAAGACCTGGTTCGCGCGCTGCCCGCGGCATGGGTCACTCCGGGGCCGGAGGCGGTCAGTGCGACGGACGCATCTGCGCAGGCGTACTACAGGGTGCGCACGGGCGTCGACGTGGTGCTCGCCCTGCGGCACTACGGCGATACCTCCGGGGGAAAGGCCGTCGATGCGCTGCGCCCGGTTCGCGCCGAGATTGCTGCAGCACTGATCGGATGGCGTCCGCCGGACGGACTGGTGCAGGTCATACCCCGAGGTGGCAGGCCGCTGCGCATCGAGAAGAACGCGATGTGGTGGCTGGATCGATTCGAGACCTCCAGATGGAGCTGAGCAATGAGTGACAAGCGACCCAATGACGGCGGTAGCTGGCGCCGTGGCAAGAACGGCAAGTACGTGCGCAACGAGCCCCAGCAGCAGCCCAATCCCGGGAAGACCGCGCTCGCCAAGCCAACCGGCAACGCCAATCCCGATTCCGCGAGCAAGCCGAGCGCCGGCGAGAACAAGGAGTAACGTATGGCTGTCGAGAATTTTGACCTAAGGGCGCTGCGTCACAAGATCGAAGCGGTCGAGGGCGTGGCCGAGATCCCGGCAGGGGCCGACGCAGTGCGTGTGATCGATGGCCAGGGCCAGATCGCGACCGACCAGATCACCATCAATTGGGACAAGCCCGATGGCGGCGCGCGGCCGTTCGTCCCGGTGCGCCGCCGTGTGCGGCTCGAGGGGCAGACGCCGCTGCTGGGCGCGGCGACTGCCGGAGACGCAATTGTCTACAGTGGACTGGCGCGCAACTTCGGCCATACCGAGGTCCTGAATGCCGGGCCGCCGGCCAATGCCGAGTACACGCCCGTGCTGAAGGGATTTCCTTCTGCCACGGCATTCTTCAACCACGCCGGCGAGGTGCTCCAGGGCGTGGGCGGCCGCGGCAGGTATACAAGCTTCGATTTCGCGATCAACGACTTCGCGAAAGCAGGGTTTGAATGGCTCGCCAAAGTCGCCGCTGATCCCATCGAGGAAGAAGTCTGGAATGACGACGTCAGTGCGTTCGGCCAGCCGGTTGTGCTCGACGAGGGCAACACCACAGTTACCCTGGCTGGCGTGCCGCTCGAATTCGTCTCGCTGTCCGTCAATACCGGCACGAGCGTGAATCTGGTCTACCACTCGGAGGCGACGGTGAGCCGGCACGGAGAACGGGCGGTCACCGGTACTCTGAAGGTGCACCGGCCGCTCATCGCGACTTCCCCGATACGCCAGATGGCCCAGGACGCTTCTCTGCAATCGCTGCTGCTGGACGTGGTGACTGGAGATGTGGCCAAGGACCTGAGCTTCGAAGCCGATGGGGTGCAGCTCGGGGAGCCGCAGAACACCAACACCGATGGGCTACGCACCTGGGACATCCCGGTGACCTTCACGCAAGACTACATTCTGCGCTTTGGCGCCCGCACCTGACGGAGAGCCGACGATGAATATCAAAGTGACCCTTGCGGCCGCGCTCTTGCTGGTCGGCATGGCCAGCGCGGCTTTCGCAGACCCTCTGACACCGGCCGACAGCGGGCACTACCGCGCGGCTGGATTGGAACGCCAGGGCGTGGTGCTGTTGGTTTGGCCGGAGCAGCCTTCCGGCCGCCGGAGCGGCGCGCTGGTCAGTTGGTACACCTACGAACCCGGTGGACCTGGTCCCATGTGGCTACTGTCAGGCGTGATCGAACAGCCCGGCGAGTGGGTGAATGCCACGCTGTGCGCCGGCGCTTTTCCCGGGCTGGAGGCCGGCTGCGAGGAGGCTGGTGAATTGCGCGTGCTCAAGTCCAGCAGCGGCGCTATCCGAATGGAGTATTTTCTGCCGGCGCTGGGCGATGCATCCTGCGATCCTCGACCTCAGCCTAGTCCAGTACCGCCGGTCTGCGCCGGCGTATTGTTTCTGCAGCGTCTGACGCCGCCGATTCTCTAAAAGCCTACAACCACCAAGAGGAAGCCCGATGGCAAGGTTCAAGATCCACGATGAGTACAAGATCGTCTGCACTGCGCAGCTGCCCGGGGGGCCGGCCGAGACAGACGGAAAGCTGGAAAACACGACCAGGCAGATTCAGTTCATCGGGGTGTTCCGCGACCTGGATGACCACGAGGTGCAGTCGATCAAGGAACAGATGACCGCATTGCTGATGCCGATTTTCGATCTGTTGCGACAGGTCAAGGCCGGGCAGGTGGGCGTCGACAACGCCGAAGAAGCAGAGCGAAAGGTGCGTGAGGCGACGGATATGGTGCCTCTGCTGGAGCGCAAGCTGCAGCGCATCGAAGGCCTCGAGATCGAGAACAGTGACGGCAGCTTGCTCGAAGAGCGTGATGTCCGGCGTTTTGCGCTCGGCCACCCGAAGTTTCGTCGCGCGCTCGAATCTGGCCTGCAGCAGCTCACCGATGCCGGCGGGGCTGGCCTGGGAAACTTGCTGAGGTCGGCAGGCGCTACGCGCGGCTGAGGTCTGATGACAGTGCCGAGGCCGAACAAGAGCTGGCGGCACTGGGCATTCGTGATCGACCGACAGCGCGGCAGGGCCCGCTGGTTTCGGTCGGCACAATGCAGTGGAGGGCACAGCCGCCTGTCGACGATGGCGAGGAGATCGATGTTCTCGCTACCAATGTGCCCGCGCTCTCGGTCTGGAGGCTGTGCAGAAAACCTCTGCTCGGCGCCGGCTTCGGCGTCATGCCGGCCGAGCTCGAAACCACGGAAATCGAGGCTTCGGCGCGTGCGCTCGGCATTGCGGTCGATACCTCACTGCTCGGCCGCATCCGGTCGCTGGACGGCGCATTCGTGGCCGAAGCGGCCAGGCGGTCCCACCGCTCAGGCAAGCAGAGATCGCAGTAGCGCAGTACCTGACAGGGCTCCCAGCACCAACGCGCCTGCCAGAGCGCCGGCAAACGGACCGAAAAACAGGCCGGCTGCGAGCCCGGTCAGGCCGGCGATTTTGATGGTCGTGCCGAAGTCCATACATCGAGTATAGCCCGTGGCTGACCTGGAACTCAAACTGCGATTATCGGCTGATAACAGCGGCCTGGTGCAGGTGCTGGACGCTTCAGGCGCTAAGGTCGCCGAGTTGGGCTCAGAGGGCGAGCGCGCCGGGCGCCAGACCGAACAGGGCTTCGGGCGCGCCCGAAAGGGCGTGGAGTCGGTCAGCGAGCAGCTCGGCCGCGCGCGCCAGCAGTTGCTGGCATTCATCGGCGTGCAGCTCAGCGGGCAGCTGATCGGCCAGCTCGGCCGCCTGGCCGACGAGTACACCACGCTCAACAGCCGCATTGCGCTGGTGACCGACTCGCAGGCTCAAGCCAACGAGACGTTCGATGAGCTGTTCGATATTGCCCAGCGCACCCGCGCCGAGCTCTCGGCGACAGGGGAGCTGTTCACCACGCTGGCACGCAGCACTTCGAATCTGGGATTGAGCCAGCAGCAACTGCTGCAGATCACCGAGACCATCAACCAGAGCTTTATCGTTTCCGGCGCCAGTGCCGATTCCGCTCGCGCGGCCATTACCCAGCTCAGCCAGGGCCTGGCCGCCGGCGCGCTGCGAGGCGAGGAGTTCAATTCGGTTGCCGAGCAGGCGCCGATCCTGATGGACCTGCTGGGCCAGTCGCTGGACATGACCCGCGGCGAACTGCGCGAGTTTGCCGCGGAGGGCGGCATTACCAGCGAAATCCTGACCGGCGCCCTGCTGCAGGGCGCGGCCGATGTGCAGGAACAGTTCGATGGCATGCAGATCACCATCGCCGGCGCCAAGCAGCAGCTCGACAACGCGTTCACCCGGTTTGTAGGCGAGTCGGCTGATGCCTCCGGGGCGGCCCGGCTGGTCGCCGATTCCATTTCCGGTCTGGCGAATAATCTGGAGACGGTGGTCGATCTGGCCACGGCCGGGGCGGTGGTGCTGGGGTCACGGTACGTTGCGGCGTTGGCCGCGGCTCGAGCGGGAACGATTGCCAACACGGCAGCGGAGATCGCGCACGCTGCGGCGCTGGCGAGAACGGCCGGGGCCGCCGGCGTAGCGAGCGGCGCGGTGCGCGGCCTGGCGGCAGCGGGTCGTGGCCTGCTGGCCGTGTTCGGCGGGCCGTTCGGGCTGCTCCTCACGGCCGGTTCCCTGGCACTCGTGTTCCGCGACGATCTGCGCGAGGCCTTTGGTGCGGGCCGCGACGATCTGGAAGCACTGCTGGCCCCGAGCGAGGAGGTCCGCGACGCGCTGGCCGGCGTGGCAGAGCAGCTGCAGAATATGGAGCCCGGCGAGGGCCTTGGCCAAGCCGCGCCGGCGATGCGCACGCTTCAAGAAGAGGTGCAGCGGCTCCGCCTGGAGTTGTCGCAGCTCGAGGCCGATGAGGCTCAATTCGCCGGGACGACAGGCGGTGCATCGTTCGGTGATTTCATACGAGCCGAAACCGAGCGGCGCGCGCAGGCAGCGCGTGACCGAATCGAAGTGCTGGATTTTCAGATCCGACTGGCGCAGCAGCTTGCGGGGGAAGCGGAATTCGAGGATATAACGCTCCTGATCGAGGGGCTCGGCCGCGCGGCCGACTTTGCCGCGCCGCTACTCGAGCGATTCGGCCTGAGCACGAAGGAGGCAGGCCCTACCCCCGAACAGCAAGCCGCGATCGACAAGCTGACCGGCTCGATCCGCGAGCAGATCACGCAGCTACAGCAGCAGCAGATCGAGCTGACTGCCGGCAAGGAGGCCGCCGCGGCGTTTGAGGATGCGCTGCTGGCTGCGGACCTGGCCGCACGCGCCGAGGCCGAGGGCGTGGAGCTTTCGACCGAGAAGATCCAGGCGCTGGTCGCCGAGCGGCGCCGCCTGATCGAGGCCAACGAAGATGCCGCCGCCGCGCAGCGACGCGCGACCGAGGCCCAGCGCGAAGCCGAGCGCGCAAACGATGCTGCATTCGAGTCGCTGCGCTCTCTGGTCGAGGAATTCGAGCGGTCCGAGCAGGCGGCCGCCGATTTTGAACTGCGAAACCAGCGGCTGGCCGCAGAACTTGGCGGGCCAGTCGCCGCGGCGACATTCGATTATTCCCTGGCGATCCGGGAGGCGCTGGAGCTGCTGGAGCGCGGCGACATCACGGTCGAGCAGTTCCGCCAGCGAGTCGCGCTGCTGCGCGAGGAATTCGAGCGCAGCACCGGGCCTGAAGGCGGGTTCGATAGCTTGGGAGCGCTGGCACGCCGATTCGGTGATGCGATAGTAGAAGGTGCTGATCTGGACGATGCGCTCGGGCGCTCGCTGAGGGCTTTCGGTGGACAGCGTGTGGCGCAAGAATTTGCGGCAGTCGTCCAGGACGGGGTAAATGCCGGTCTCGAGGCCCTGGACCTGAGCGACGATGCACGCGCCAACCTGGCCGAAGTGGCAGGACCGCTGGCGTTGGCAATAGGCCAGGCGATTGAGGGCAACTTAGCGCAGTCAGCACTGACTGCCGCGGGCACCGTGATCGGCTCTTTCCTGGGTTCTCCGCAGGCCGGGGCTGCGATCGGTAACTTGCTGGGCGGCCTGTTCGGCGGCGATAAAGTGCCCAAGTTCCAGGTCTCGGGCGCCAACACCGCGGCGGGGCGCGATATCGGCCCCAACAATCAGGACCCGCTTGATACGGCGCTGGGGACGTTTTTCCTCGGGCTGCGCAAGCTCGACGCAGAAACCGAAGACGCAGTGGCCAACGCCCTGGTTGGGTTCGCCAGCACCATCGCCGGCGTCGTGCGCGAGACCGATTTGCTGGCTGCGATTGAGGCCGAGATTGCAAACACGCGTTTCTCCAGTCGCTCCGACGGTGAATCCTTGGAGCGGCTGGTCGCCGAGGTCTTCGGCAACGTGCTCAACGCCCTGGACGCAGGCGTCGCTGCATTTGTGCGCCGAGGCGCGAACCTGGAAGAGCAAATTGCCAGGTTCGAGGCTGCATTCGCGGTCAGCCGCCGCCTGGTCGGGCGGCGCGGTTTGGGCTTGAGCGGGGCGGGATTTGAAAGCCCTGATCCGATCACTGATCCGATTATTCCGCCCGAGGGCGGCGGAGGCGGCGGCGGTGTAATCGGCCCGGGCCGGCCGCCCAGGCGCGTCCAATCACAGGATATCCGCCAATTCGAAGCGGCCATTCAGGGGGTCGGCGATGCCTCAAGCGTGAGCAACCCGGCATTGTTGCAGACACTAGACCTGCTCGACGAACTGCAGGTCGGCTCCGAGTCTCTGGTCGACACATTCAATCGATTGGTGGGCGTCACGCAGCTGCTCGATCGGGTGGTTGCGCTGACAGGAACGCAGATCGGCGCCACGCGCGAGGAAATGGTGCGCTTCGGTGCGGACCTGGTGGCATTTTTCGGCGACTCTGCAGAAGCTCTGGGCCAGCAGTTAGGCGTGATCTTCGATCGTTTCTTTACCGACGAGGAGCGGCTTGCAGCCCAAGCTGACACTGCCCGGGAGCGCTTCGGGCAGCTGCTGGGTGATCTGGGTGTCGAGCTGACGGAGGGACTGCTTACAGAAGGCGGTTTCCGCCAACTGTTCGATGAACTGTCGGGTATCCTGTCGCCGGAGGACCTGGCGGTGCTCATTGAGGCCGGCGTAGCGCTGGATGCCATGCTCGATGCCGAGGAAGCGCTTGCGGAGGCGCGCGGTCAATCGGCCCGCGATACGGAGCGCCTGGCTGATTTGATGGCCGAGGTGAACGGCGAGATCTTCGCCCTGACCCGCTCACCGCTACGCGCATCGTTCCGCGAGCTGCGTACCGAGATTTCGGACCTGGAAGCCGAAGCCAGGGAGCTTGGCGCCAGTGAAGCGCAGCTGGGCCGTATACGGCAGCTGGAAATACTGCGGCAGCGAGAGATACTTGACCAGGCCGAGGCACGCCTGGCGGATCTGGCGGCCGCTTTCCTGGGCGATACTCAGCAAACGGCGGCCGCTGAGACTTCGCGGATCGAAGACGTCCAGGCCCGAATGGAGGAGCGTTACCGTCGGGAGATCGCGGCGCTGGAGCGCATCGGGGAATTGGTCGACAGCCTGCTTCTGTCGAATGTCAGTCCGCTGACGCCCCGCGAGCAGGAAGCCGAAGCCCGCAGACAGCTCAATGAGGCATTCGCCGCAGCCGAGGCCGGCGACATCGACGCCCTGGAATCGCTGCCAGGCCTGGTCAACCAGTTCCTGGAAATCCTCAATACCAATACCGGAGGCGTGGGGTCTTTTCCCGCCGAGTTCCAGGCCGTGCTGGACAGGCTGGCGTCCCTCGAAGCACAGGGGCCACAGACGAGGCCGCCGGGCCAGCGCCCCCCCACGGCCGCTGATGTAAGCAGCGCTGCCGGCGATATCACGGCCGGGTTAGAGTCGCTGGAGCAAGCGCAGCTGGCCAGCGAGATCATCGATGTGATCGGGCTGCTCGCTCAGCGCACGGACGAATCGCCGAGCGAAATCGCAGACCGCCTCGGCCTGCCGCTCGACGCTCTGATCGAGGCCGTGAGCGGCGAATTGCCGGCAGCTACAGGCGAAGCGCTGCGAAGCTTCTTCGATGAACTCGTGATCGAAGCCGATCGTCAATTGTCCGAGTTAGCTGGCATCCAGGAAACCCTGACAGCCGAAGCTGCAGTACGCGAACTGATCGCGGACTTGACGCAGGAGTCGCTGTCGGAACTGCGCAAGATTACCGCATTGCTAGAGCAACTCGGCAGCATCCCAATCGGTGATGACCCGGTTGAGGGCCCCGCAGTGCCTGGGTTCGCGGCGGGAGGATTCGCGTCGGGGCTGGTGCGGACAGGTGAGCAGGGCCGCGAGTTGATCCTGCCCAATCCAGTCACGGAATTCTTCGTGCGTAATGGCATTCCATTGCGAACAGAGTCCGCCGACGGTGCACTGCTCGATGAGATTCGCGCGCTGCGGCAAGACGTTCAGACGATTCCGGCCGCGGTCGAGCGTCAATCCAGTATCATGCAAATCGGCAACCGGGATTTGGCCGCGGCCATTGGTGCGGCCCGGTCAGAGCGAGATCGGAATCGATTCATTGGTCAGCCCAGTCGCGGCGGGGCGAGCTGTGGAGCGATTTGACACAGCAGTGCTGGAGATGACTGTCGACCGCGGCAGCGGCGATGAGGTCGTGCGTTTCTCGAACCGCCCCGTCGCCGGATCTCCTGAGGTCTCGCCGAGACTGGCGGGTGATCCACAGTGGGCGGTCGAGGTGGGGCTCTGGATTTGGAATAGCAGGACGCGCTCTGGTTTCGCGGATGCCGAAATCATCAATGCAGACGGGGGTATCGATTGGCTGGCCGATGCCGAAGTGCGTGATAAGCCGGCCTGGCTGCTGCTGGGCCGAGCGAGCGAAGGGCTGGGTCAATTCGAGGTGAGAGCGGCACTGACTGTAGACTTCGTCGGCAGCACGGCGGGCAGGCGATTCCGCGTTGCCTTTGCAGCGCCGGACATCCAGCTCGACAGTACGCTCCAAACAGCGATCTACCTGCCAGGCGCCCCAAATCCCAGGCTGGAGGGCCTGCCGGTGCCGATCAGTCTGGGCCGGGTCTTTCAGGTGCCGGCCGTGCTGTACGATGAGGCGCCAGATATCGACTACGACTGCCACGTGGTCATGCCGGCGCGGATGGATGAAGTCGCCAGCGCCGGCAACCCCGCACTCCAGAGCCAATGGGTGCTGCGTGAGCGAGGCTTTAGGCTGCTGGTGTCTCCCTCTGGGCGAGTGACTGCCGACCTGTCCGGACCGCAAAAGGATGCAGGCCACACTTCAGACGACCTTCCTCCCGGTTACCCAGACGATGGCCATCTGAATGCAAGTGCCAATTCAGATTTCGATTCATGGAATGGGAAGAGCCCGGTTGGCTACTCGCTCGCAAATGCCAATGTCGCGAGCCCGGAGAAAAAGCTAGAAAGATATCAGTTGACGAACACCCTGCAAGCGATCAACAGGTCTTCATCGCTTATGGATCTCTTAGAAGGGGCGCCGCGAATGTCAATTGACCTCGGCCTGGTCCAGGGGCGTTGGTACGGCGCGCGTCTCGATTTTGTTCACACCACAGGCTGGACCAATCAGATCGGCATGTTGACCCTCGCCACCGGCCAGGCTGGCAGCGAGGCAGACTCGAGCGGCGAGTCTCATTTTTTTCAAACAGCCGTCACTGCGGACCAATTGGTGTTTTTCAGAGCTTCCGGGCCTGTCCTAAAGGTATTTTTCGGCGGCGCCGCATTCTCTCAGGTGGAGACCGAAATGAGGTTGGACACGCTCCGGGTTTGGGACGTAGAGGCGGCGGAGGTGACGCTTGCCGGCCTTGTAATATGGGTCCTGGATCAGGCCGGCTGGACCGGCGGGGTCGACTTGGGCGAGCTCGATGCCCTGGACGTAGCTATCGGCGCTCATGAGCTCGGATTATGGCTGTCGCGACCGGCGCGAACCAATGACGTCCTGGACCGCCTGCTGGCGCCATTCCTCGCCTGGCGATACGTAGACGAACAGGGCACAATGCGATTCGGCCGGCTGATGGCGCCTGAGGATATCCCCGGCGAGCCGGAGCTGGAAATCGGTCCGGAGAGGTTACGCGCAGGCGAGTCAGTCCAGCCGGAAGATGATTTGATGCCTGGGCTGACGGATGTATTCGGCGCCATGCGCAATCAGCAGCCGCTCGCAGAGGCAGAGACGGCCCCTGTGCTCGACAGCCTTCAGGAACGCGCAGACCGCGCGGCTGAATTCCGGTTTATAGCGCGAGGCGACCCAAGCGATCTGGCGCCTTTCTACGCTTGGGCGCATGACCGATGCGTGTTTGATTCCGGCCTCCAGGACGAGACCAGCGCCCAGCAGCAGCGCGATCGGACGGCCGGCCTCGCCGCGACTCGGCGGCGTTTCTGGCGCGTGCCCGCCTTGATGAACACCAAAACTGATCTGCGACCTGGGCAGAAGATACTTGTGAGGTGGCCTGGCTTCGGTCTCCAGGCTGGCAGGGAGGTAGCGCTGCTGGGGTGGTCACGATCATACCTGTCTCAGTCCATTGATCTCATCTGCTGGAGCTGACATGCAAGGCCAAGGCGCGATAATGCTTTACGACAATGCCGCTCAGCGCGGCACGTTTGTCGACGATGGGAGACTGGATGACCCAGCGCTACTGCTGACGGATCAGTTGGCTCCCGCCGCATCCTTCCTGGGATTTACCGTGATGGAGTGGCAGTGGCAGACGGCAGAGTCAATCGACGCCGTCGCGTTTTGGGGCACCTCCCAGCTCTTCTTGATCAATTCGCCCGTCGTGAGTGTCGAGCGCTGGACTGGTACCGAGTGGGAAGACGTGGCGGGCACGATTCTTGCATCCGAGCCCAGTGTCATCCAGCCAGCCCACCTCGTCTTCTTGCTGGACGACACGATCCAGACCACTGGACTCAGGGTGGCCCCGCTGGCCGCATCCGAAGTACTCTCCATCGGATCGGTGCAAATCGCGCGCGCGCTCCGCCATCCGTCCCTGGTCGACGACGACTGGTCCGTCGACTACGTCGATATCGCCACGACCGATGCATCTGCCGCCGGACAGATCTACGCCTCGGAGGGCAAGGTGTCTCGCCGGGTAACCATCAGTCACACGGTGATCCCGCCAGAGATCATGCATGCGGTGCCTGACTTGGTAGGTATCGGGCTTGGTCCGCCAGACGTATCTGCTGGCGTGACTTTGGATGCGGGGACCTACCAGTTGGTCGAGGCGGACGGCCTGATTAAGTGGACCGGCGCCATCGAGCCCGGGAATAACTATGCACTCACCTACGACCTGAGGATCGCGGGGCAAGGGTCGGATGTTAATGTGCCCGTTGTCAGGCTGGTCAATGATCCAGATTCTGTGGATCTCCCGGTGGGAAATCGGGCTCTGCACTTCACAGCAGCCAACGGAGACCTGACCCTCGATCTATCGCAAGGAGGTGCACCGGGGATCGCCTCGATCGGCGAAATTTCCCTGTCCGAAGCGAGCATCTCGCCATCATCCAGCTCGACGCGTCGATCCCTATCTGACCTTATCGCCATCAGCGGCCGCAGCAAGCCGATAGGCTTGCTGATCCGCCCCAGCAATCCGCTGCTGAACACGATCACCTCATTTTACGGGTTGATCGACAACACTCGCCCCTACTCACATCGGTCTGGCGACATGACCGCGGGAGGCATGACTATAGTCGAGTCGTTGGGTTGATATCAAATCAATTGTCCGAACGTCTCAAACTAAGTGTCGCGTTACACATGCGCCGCAAATGGTGTGCATCCAATACCGTAGGTATGTTGATGCCAGGTTAATAACAAACCCGCAGTGCTTGCCACGCCGAGACCCCCTTAACCCCAACGTTGCAGAAATTTTTGGAGCTGG